ATCATCGATCTGCACTGGCCGAGCGTTGACCCGCGCAACGTGTGGGAGGCGCTGCCGCCGCTGATGGCGGTTGCCCGTGAGGTCGATACCGATAGCGAGGCCACGCGCTATCTGTACGCCCTGCTGTATAACGACGCCGTGCCGATGACCATCATCAAGACCAAGCGCACATTGACCGATACGCAGTTTGCCCGCCTCGCGGCCCAATTCCAGAACCGGCACGGCGGCAGCAATCGCGGCACGGTCGCAATCCTGGAAGAAGATGCGGACGTGAGCCGGATGGCGCTGAACCTGGAGGAGATGGCCTTTGAAGCAATGCGCCGCGTACCCGAAAGCCGGATCGCGGCGATGTTTGGCGTACCGGCGATGTATGCGGGCTTGACCGTGGGCCTCACCCAATCTACCTATAACAACGTCAGCGAGGCGCGCAAGAGCTTCTTTGAGGACACGATCATCCCGCAGGCTACACTGGACGATGGCGCAATTGCACGGGCGTTAGAAGCCGACTTTGGGAAGTTCTCCATTCACCGCGCCTGGGATCGCGTGCCTGCCTTGCAAGAGAACCTGGATGCGGTCTACACGCGAGAACTGAACGCCTATAAGACCGGCGTAACAATCAAGAACGAAGCGCGCGCCCGCATGGGCCTGCCTGCGGTAGAGGCGATCCCCTTGCCACCGGGTATCCCGCCCTACCCGGTGGAGGATGGGTACTCATTCTATAAGGCGCCGCAGCCCGTGCTACCGATGGAGCCTGTTGAACCACCCGACCCGATGGCGGAGCCGCCGAAAGCCTTAGCAGCCAAAGCCTTGCAAGACAAAGCCACCACGGGCATTGAAACCCGTATCCAACGGGCGATGCGTGACTATCTGGAAGCGCAGTATGAGCAGGCGGCGCGGGGTGTGGAATGAACGTTGACGACCTCAACTTAGATACGGGCGATGAAGTCAAGGCCATTATGCGGCGCTTCTATCCGCTGTTGCTGAGAGAGGCGTACAGCGATGCTGCGGCCCTGGTGGGCCAGGACATTGCCTTTGATCTGAGTAATGAACTCATTCAGGGCTTGCTCACCACGCTTGCGAAAGACATCACGAAGATTTGCGACACGACCCGTGAGCAGATCCAAGGGCTGATTGGCCGCCAGGCAGCCGAAGGCTGGAGCGTGCAAGAACTGGCCGCCGCGATCCGTGAGACCGGCGCCACGCAGAGCCGGGCGCGGTCGCTGTTGATTGCCAGGACTGAGACCGCAACCGCGTACAGCCGTGGCGCGATCCAAGCCTATCAGCAGTCGGGCGTGGTCAAACAGTTGGAGTGGTTGACGGCGGATAGCCCGTGCCCGATCTGCGATCCGTTGGATGGGCAGACCGTGGGACTCGGCAAAGCGTTTGCCGATGGGATTAGTTATCCGCCCGCACATCCGGGTTGTCGGTGTGCGATTGCGCCCGTCGTATAGGAAGTAGTAGCCAATGATTGACGAACCAGTTATACTAGAGACAAGCACCGAGATGCGCGATCTGGCGCGGCTCATTAAGCGCAGCATTGGTATACTTGTCGGGTATTGGACGTTAAATAAAATGCCCGTATCTCATCCCTATCGGCAAGTGGCAAATATGCTTGAAGGTTATCTCGAACGACGATATAAAGTCTAACACCCAGACAACCTAATTCGGCCCCTTCCGTTATGGAACCGGCCCGGTACTCTTGGAACGGCTCAACGCCCCTCCGAGAGACCGGGCCTTTTGTTTGCACAAAAGGAACCACCCGACATGGAGTACAAAGCGCTTCCATCCTTCACCAAAGCGATTGACGATCGCACCGTTGAAGGTGTGTTCGCCGTTCACGGCAACGTTGACAGTGGGATGGATCGCGGCCATCCGGGCTTGTTCGGTGACTTCACCACCAACGGACGTAAGCGGGCGGTGTTCTTGTGGCAACACGATAGCAACCAACCGCCAATCGCCACGATTGACAGCATCTACGAAGTGAGCGCGGGTGATCTCCCGCCCGCCGTGAAACTGTACGCCCCAGAGGCCACGGGCGGGGTGGTGGTGAAGCGCACGTACCTGGATACCCCACGCGCCAACGAGGTCTTGGCAGGGCTCAAGAGCGGCGCGCTCAGTGAGATGTCCTATGCCTACGAGCCGACCCGCTGGGACTTTGAAGAAGCCAAGACGGGCGACACGATCCGCAACCTGTATGCCGCCGATCTGTATGACATCAGCGATGTCAATTGGGGCATGAACCCTGCGACAAGCGCCGATGGATCGAAGCGCCAACCCATCAAGAGCGAACATAGCGCGGTGCTGGCTGCCGTCGCTGCGTATACCGACCGCTGCAAAGCCGTCACGGAGTTGCGCGCCAAAGAGGGGCGCGTGCTGAGTGGCGAGAGCCGCAAGCGGATCGAAGCCGCTGTGGAAGCGATGCAAAGCGCGCATGCTGCGCTATCTGAGTTGCTGTCCATGACGGAGCCTGGCAAGTCCGCCCTACGCAAGACGCAGGATGTGTATCAGGAGTGGCAATCCCTCCAGAGCCGCATTCGATCATTAGGAGTAGCCCTGTAATGGCAACCAAAGATGAAATGCTCAAGACCGTTCACCAGTTGAACGAAGAGGTCAAGACCATTTTCGACACCAACGATGGCGAACTCGATTCGTCAACCTGGGAGAAGGTCAAGACTAACAACAAAGAGATCGAGCGGATCGAGAAGTTGATCGCCAGCGCGATCGAGCAGGAAAGCGCCCGCAAGAGCGCCGCCGAGCGTGGCCGCCTGCCAGGGCCAGCAGCCCAGGAAGCCAAAGCCAACGGCAACACCGCCAAGACGCTGGGTGAAGCCGTGGTCAGTGACCCAGAGTTTGCCGCGTGGCGCGCCAAGGTGTCACCAGCCGCTGGCCACGTCAGCCGCAACGCCTTTGGCAACTCACCGGCGTTCAACGTGGGTGCGGGCGTCAAGACGCTGCTCACGGGCGCAAGCGCCACATCCGCAGGCGCGCTGGCCTATCCGCAGTTCCTGGGGGTGCAAGACATGGGCGTCAGTATGCGCCCGCTCACGATCCGTGATCTGATTACCACCGGCACAACTGACACCGATACGGTGGAGTATGTGCGGGTTGGTACCTTCACCAACAACGCAGCCGCCGTGGCCGAGGCCAGCGCCACCAGTGGTAGCACGGGCGAGAAGCCCGAATCTGCGCTGGCGATGAGCGTGGTGACCGAGACGGTCAAGACGATTGCCCACTGGATCCCGGCCACACGCCGCGCATTGTCGGACGCCAGCCAGATCCGCACCTATATTGATCAGTTCCTGCGCTATGGCCTGGAAGAGAAGTTGAATGATCAGATGCTCGTGGGCGATGGTGTTGGTGAGAACTTCACTGGCATTATGAACACCACGGGCACCACCACGCAGGCATGGTCAACGAACATCCTCACAACCACCCGCAAAGCCCGCACCGCCGTGCGTGTGACCGGGCGTGCTACCCCAACCGCCTATGTGCTGCACCCGACCGACTGGGAAACCATTGACCTGTTGCAGGACAACGAGGCGCGCTACTACTTCGGCGGGCCGTCCGTGCTGGGCACACCCCGGCTCTGGGGCTTGCCGGTGGTTGAGGATGAGGGCATGACCCAGGGCTATGGCATCTGTGCCGACTGGAAGCTGGCGGTTCTGTGGGATCGGCAACTGACCCAGATCCTCGTGTCAGACAGCCACTCGGATTTCTTCATTCGGAACATGGTCGCTATTCTCGCAGAACTCCGCGCCGCGTTTACGGTCCTGCGGCCAGCCGCGTTCGTGGAGATGGATCTTACTGCGTGATTGAACTGACCGAGCGGGAGGCATAAGCCTCCCCTATCCAGATAAGGAAACCAACTCATGTCAACAATGAACGGGCGCGGCCTTCGCACCGTATCCGCCAAGACCGCCAACTATACCATCGTTGCCAACACCGACAACGGCAAGACCTTCACGAACGAAGGCGCCTCAGGCGCGATCACCTTCACCCTGCCCGCCGCCACCGTTGGCCAGTGGTATCGCTTCGTGGCTAAGGCCGCGCAAGAACTGCGCATCGATCCCAATGGCACCGAGACCATCGCCCTGGACACGGGCGTTCAGCAGGCCGCAGGCGCGTACCTGACCTTTAACGCCATTGGCGAGCGCATTACGGTGGAGTGTGTCAAGGCGGGCGAGTGGGACACCTGTGACCCCGTGGGCACCATCACTGCCGTCTAAGGAGGCAACCAATGGCCTATCTTGATACCACGGCGGGCGCGTTTCGTGAGCGCTCAGCCAGTTCCATCCCGGTCACATCGCTGGCGGTGCGGGTGTCCGAAGCGCACACCGCCGATGACACCCTGACGGCTGCTGAAAGCGGCAGTGTCCATACCACGGTGGGCGCCGCTGGGACGGTCGTGTTCACCCTGCCAGCGGCAGCGGTGGGCCTGGAATACTTCTTCCGGGTTGGCGCCGTGCAAGAGTTGCGGATTGACCCCAACGCATCCGAAACGATTGCGCTCCCCAGCACCGGCGCCCCAAGCGCAGGCGGCGCCTACATCACGGCCAACGCCATTGGCGAGACCGTGCATATCCTGTGTGCGACGGCGGGCCATTGGTCGGTCGTTGGCTTCACGGGCACCTGGACCGCCGTCTAGTGGCAACGTGCATCATCTGTGGGGCGGGCGGGTGTGTCTGTGGGGCAAGCCCGCTCCGCTATGACGCACTGGACATCATAAGGAAAAAGCCGATGGTAACAAACCTCTGGACGGCGGATCGTCGTCTGTATCTCGATAGCGCGGGCAAGGCCGTAGAAGCCAACGACCCAACCCGCCGCAGTCTGCTGGTTGCGGTGGGTAACACCATCCCACTGGAGCAGGCGCACGCATTGGGCCTGGTGGTTGAACCGACAAGCCCCAGCAAAGCACCGAAGCCGAACAAAGGCAAGCCACCCGTTGCCAACAAAGGGTAAACGATGAGTTACGCCACGGTCAACGACATCTTAGCCGAGTTGCCACAGATCACCGATACCGTGAGCAATCGCGCCGTGTTGCAGAACAAGCTGGACGCCGCTACGGCGGTCATTGATGCCAAACTGGGCTTCTCATTCGGTGACGACGCCGTAGGCACACAGATCGTGTATGGCGATGATACCGTCTATCTCTACCCGCCGACATTCGTGACTGGCAGCGTGACGGGCGTGACGACCATCACGGGTATTGACGTGCCTGACTATGTGGTGAAAGACGGCATGCTGATTGTGGTTGACGCTGATGGGGTGATTCCCGATCGCGGTATCTTAGACGCCTACGGCATAGGCGGGCTGCGCTGGCAATTGGGTGTGCCCTACACGGTCGCTGCGACGTTCGGCTATGCCAGTGTACCCGCCGACATTAAGGAGGCGTGTTTGCAGATCGCCGTTCGGCTGTGGCGCGCCAAGGATGCGGGCTATAGCGATGTCGTGGGGGTGGAAGGCTCTGGAGCGGTTGGCTACAATGGTGCCCTTTCCAACTTCACGAAGATGGTGTTGGATAACTACCGCGAAACACGCAGCCTGGGGGTGTACTGATGGCAACCACGCCCGAACAACTCGGCAAGGCGATGCAGGATACCCCCTTCGATGTGGAAGCGCTGATGAGCGCGATTACGCTGGCGGCCCTTGGCTTCTCACAGAAGCGGACGCCGGTCAAGGAAGGTACGCTACGGCGCTCTGAGACAACACGCGTAGAAGCCAAGGGATTGCGCGGTTTCCTGGGAACCAATATCAAGTATGGTCCATTCGTGCATAACGGAACCAAGCATATGCAGTCACGCCCGTTCTTTGCCGAAGGCATTCAGGACGCGCAGCCCACCACGCTCAAACTCTTAGCCGACGCAGGCAACGAGTACCTGGCGCAGTTTGGTGACGTATGAGCGCAACGACCGTGTATGAAGGCCTGGCCGAAGCGTTCAGCGGGATTGTGGGCATTAAGAGCATCGTTCTTGGTGAGCCCACGGCGATCCACGAATGCCCCGCCATCTATACCGCCTATGCCAGTTTCACGCGCCCGCTCCGCAACAGCCCGCCAGCGCGCAACCTGGAAGGCACCCAACATACCTTCACCTCGCGGCTTGTGGTGCTGTGGACCGACCCCGCAGGCGCCGAAGCGCAGTTGATCGATCTGATGACCGCGATCCCTGATGCGCTTGACGCCGATCCGCACCTGAACGGGCGCCTGACCAAAGGCGCGGCGAGTTGCCAGGCAGGCACCACGGGCTATCTCACGATTGCCAATACCTTGTATCGGATTGTGGACTATACCATCACCGTCTTAGAGAAGCGAGAGGCGACATGAGCGACGAACCCACCGAAGAGACACCAACCGATCGCACGATCGTCAACGATACCAGCCCGATCGCGTTTGTCTACGATCCCGACAAGAACCCCGATAACCTATTCATTGAGGGCGTTCCCCTTCGCACGCTCACTGCAGACGACGTGGCGGGCTATCCCGATTGGCTGAAAGCAACCATTGCCGCCGCGCCGTGGTATACCGCACAGGAGTAAGTCATGGCCGCTGCCGAGATTTCCTTTGAAAAATTGGGCCTCGTGTTGGAGAGCACGAAGGGCACGGCGATTACCACGCCGACGCATCTGCTGGTCAACTCCGGCTCGATTACCCCCACTCGCACCAAGTACCGCCCGGAAGAGACTCGCGGTACAGTCGAAGCGAACTACCGATCCAAGACGGTGCGCACCGGCTGCGATTGGATGATCGATGACAGCCTGGCCGATCCCAACTACGCGCCCGTCTTGTTCAACCTCCTGATGAAGGCGGTCACGAGCCCAACGACCCCGACCAACGGCGTCAATACACGCCTCTGGACATTCACGCCAACCATCACGAGCGACGACCTCAAGAGCGCAACCCTGATGTTCGGTAATCCGAATGTCCAGACGTTTCAAGCGGCCTATTGCATGGCCGATGAGATGACGTTCAGCGCCGATGCCACCGGCGAGGATGCGGCAACCTGGGCATGGAAGGGCAAGGGCGCGTTTCCTACGCGGGTGAGCGCACCAACCTACCCGGCGGCCATCCCTGGCGATCTGCTGATGCCGGGATCGATGCAACTCTGGATTGATACCAGCAGCGCCATCGGAACCACCGAAGTGACGGGCCGGTTCGTGAAAACGGACTGGACGATCCCGACCGGCGTATCGTACAAGAACTACGCCAACGGGCCCACCGGCAGTCTGAACTTCACCAAGCACGGGCGCGGCAAGCGCAGCGCCAAGGCCACGATTGAGGTTGAACTGAACGAAACCTCAATCAACACCGGCAAAGAATACCTCACCTGGGAGGCCGATACCGTGGTCAAGATGCGCATCCGCGTCAACGGCTCGCTGATTGAGTCGGTCACACCGGATTACTACTCCTACATTCAACTGGACATCTACGGCGCCCTCGATGCGTTTGAGTGGGGCACCGCTGCCGACACCAACCGAACGATGCGCTTCACGGTCGATAGCGAATACAACAGCACGCTTGGCGCCTCCTACGCGCTCTACGTCCAGAACACCAAGACAGGGTTATAAGATGAGTCGCTACTTTGTGAATAGCACGCCGGTTGCGGTGTTCGAATTCGATGTCACGAATGTATTCAGTGAGCAGGCGCCGAACATCATCTGGATCAAGAGCAAGATGGATCTGCAAACCCAGGCGGCGGTGCAGTCCGAACTGCTCAAGTTGGGCGCTGATAACAAGAGCATTGAAGCGCACTTAGGCAGCAACGTCATGGCACTGCTCATCCATAACATCGTGCACTGGGAGGGACCGGACTTTGACGGCGTGCCGTGTACGCCTGCGACGATCCGCACCCTTGACCCGCAACTGCCTTTGCTTGAGTTGGTCATTGAAGAGATCGCCCGTCGCAATAAGCGCACACCCAGCCCAAACCCAAAATCAGCAGGCGTCAGCACATCCGCGAGCGCTGGCGCAGCCGACTTGAAAGCGGTCGCAAACGGCGTGGAGGCTCTGGTAGTGCGGTAGGTGAATGGGATCTGTATATCCTGCTGGCCGAGCGCTACCACTGGACGCCCGAACAAGTGGGCAAATTAGATCCTGACTTCCTGGAAGAACTGATGGGGCGCTTCCAGGCCGAGAACGATCTACGCGAGGCAACCAATGGCACTTAGTCAAGCGGCGTTGGAGCTGCTCATCACCCTGAAAGACGAAGCTAGCAAAGGCCTCGACAGCCTGGGCGGCGCACTGAGTAGTGTGGGGGCGGTTGCGGGCGGCGCCGCCCTAGCGGGCGTTGTGGCGCTCGGAGCGGGCATCAAGGGCGGCGTTGAGGATGCGATGGGTGCCCGCGCGCTGTTTGCTTCCACTGAACAGACCATCAAGACCATGGGCAACGCCGCAGGGGTATCGGCTGAACACGTTGTTGAGATGGCAAGCGCCCTGTCAGACGCATCCGGCAAGAGCCTGTTTGGCGATGATCAGATCCAATCCTCCACCAACCTGCTGCTAACCTTTGGCGAGATCAAGGGCGCCACACTAGACGCCGCCACCGCCTTAACCGTTGACCTTGCGCAAGCCCTTGGCGGCGCACCACGCGATCAAGCCATGATGCTCGGCAAGGCGCTGAACGACCCGATCAACGGGATGAGCGCACTCGGCAAGGCGGGCTTAACGTTCAGCGAGGCCCAAAAAGAGCAGATTAAGGTGATGCAGGAGTCGGGCGATATGGCGGGCGCGCAAGCCATCATCATTGCCGAACTCAATAAGCAGGTCGGCGGGCAAGCCGAAGCCGCCGCGCAAGCCGCAGGCGGGATAGTGCAGTTTCAGGCGGGCCTGGGTGAAACCTTTGAAACGATTGGCGCCGAACTGTTGCCCGTGTTGGATCAACTTGGCGCATGGTTGACCGCACCCGAAACGCAAAAAGCCATTAGCATCTTTGCCACATCGCTCGCAACCGGCATCCGCATTGCGGCCAACTTCCTGGTTAACGACCTGATCCCGGCAGTGACCGCCTTTGCGAACTTCATGGCGCCGATCGTCATCCCGATGATTCAGAACGTGGTCAAGTATATGCAGGAGTGGGGCAAGACGATTGACGATGCCGTGAAGGGCTGGGGTGTCATGAAGCAAGTCTTGAGTGATTTCAAGACCGGCTACATCGACCCGATTGCCCGCGGCTGGGAATACATCAGCCGCGCCATTGCCGACGCGAATGAGTGGTTCAAGCGGGTCGGGGATAGCATCCAACGCATCACAATCCCTGGCTGGCTGCAAGGCCATAGCCCGCCACCCTTGGCGAATTGGTTCTCAGACATCGCCAGCAGTGCCGAGAGCGCCGGTGGTGCGGTTGCTGATGTGGCGCCGCCCGGTGGGGCGATCCCGTCAAGCCTGATGGCAGGCGGGAGTGGTGGCGGAACCGTGATCAGTGGCGCGATTACCATCATCGTGCAAGGCTCGGCAGACATTCAGGCGACGGCGCTGGCGGTGCGGGAAGAACTCAACAAACTGTCACGGCGTAACGCCGGAAACGGGCTGGTGTAATGGCCCACCCAACGCTGATTATTGAGATCGCGCCTGATCATGGCCCGCTCCACACCGGGCCGGTATGGGTCGCAATCACCACGGATGTGATCGGCATCCCCAGCATTCGGCGCGGGCGTCAGGATGTGCTGAGCCGCTTTGAGGCAGGCACCGCCACGGTGGTACTGGATAACGAGGCAGGCACCTATACCCCACAGAATAACCAATCTACCTATTATCATCGGCTCTGGCCGATGTGTCCGATCCGCATTCGGGCAACCTATAGCGCAGTGACCTATGACCTGTTCCGGGGCTTTGTGGAGAGTTGGGAGCCGGAGTGGGAAGGCGGGTTTACCAGCACCGTTACCCTGACGTGTGTGGATGGCTTTAAACTGCTGGCGCTCTCACGGGTATCATCGTCATTGGGCGCACAAGATACCCATGAGCGCATTCAGGCCATGCTGGCCTTAGCGGGCTGGTCCGTTACCTATTGGTCGATTGACGCGGTGAGCTTTGTTCCGTTGCCCGCGCTCACGGTCACGCAGACGGCAGCGCTTGCCCATATGCAGAACGTTGAGGAAACCGAAGCCGCATTCTTGTATATGGGCACGGATGGTATTCTCTACTGGAAGCAACGCAACGCCCGTGGTATTGATACCCGCTCCATTACGGTGCAGGCGCGATTCGGGTACGATCCACGGCCAACAATTCGATGGACGCTTGGCGATGCGACCCTGAGTGTCTTGGGAAGTACCACCATCCTACGCGGGTCGGATTTCTCAACCATTGCCGAGATCCCCTATCTTACCGCCGATCTCAGCTTTGACGACCGATCGATTATCAACGATGCACAGATCGCAACACTCTCTGGAACGGTACTCAGCGCAAACGACGCCGCAAGCCGGGAGCGCTACGGGCCGCATGCCTATGCGATTACGCTGCTCTCGGATGTTGATTTCGATGCGCAAGAGCGCGCCGATCTGATGGTTGCCACCTATAAAACACCACAGCTCCGCATCCTCACTATTCGCGCATCTGGGCATCAGCAAGACGAATCCTGGCCGTATCTGCTCAAGCTTGATCTGAGTGACCGCGTGACCGTGATGGTACGCCCGCATGTTGGCAGCCAGATCGGACAAGCCTGCTGGGTTGAGGCGGTGCAACATAGCAATATCACGGATAGCACCTGGGAAACATCGTACACGCTCTCACTGGCAACCACGTAAGGAGTCGTTATGGCCGTAACCTTCCCTAGCCCAACCTATACTGATGGACAGCTCATGGCGGCCGCCGATCTGAACATCATCCGCGATAACCTCGACTATGTGAAGGGCTATGGCGCACGGGTGTACAATAGTGCCGACATCACGCTGACCACCTCGGTAGCGGCGGCGCTGACGTTTGACACCGAGCGCTATGATGACAATAGCTTCCATTCCACCAGCGTCAACACGAGCCGGTTTACGATCCCGGTCACACGCCGCTACCGGGTGGGCGGGTCGGTGCGGTTCGCCTCCAACGCTACCGGGTTGCGGCAAGTGTATGCGCGGGTGAACGGATCGACCATCATCGCCCTAATGACCTTGAATGCCAACGCTACCAGCGTCACCGATATTGTGCTTGGGGATGTGGAGTGGAGCTTCACCGCTGGTGATTACGTAGAGTTGGTCTGTGCGCAAACCAGCGGTGGCAACCTGAATGTGTCGTTCATCGCGTCATCATCGCCTGAGTTTTGGATAAGCAGTATATGATTCGGTTGGTCCTCATCCTGGCTTTGCTCGTCTTTCCCACGCCCGATCCTGCGCCACTGCGGCTGGTCGTCATGGGCGACTCGATCACCGTGGGCCTCGGCGCGAGCACGCCCGACAAGGCGTGGGCCGCGATTGTCGCGCAGCAGACCGGGCGACAGCTCGTTAATCTGGCGATCGGCGGCAGTCGGGTCGCGGAGCAGCTGATCCCACAGGTGCAGTATGGCGATTTGATCATCTGGCTGGTCGGGTATAACGATGTGCGAGCGGGGACTGACCTGGCCAGCCATCGCGCCACCGTGGCGAGTGGTGTTGCCCAGCTGCGCAGCCAGGGGGCGCGGGTCGTGCTGGCCAGCGGGCTCCGCATGACCGAAGCCGGCTATGCGGCCTATGGGCCGATGTGGAATAAGGGCAGTGCGACTGCAACAGCTACGTTTGTTGATGGGGTGCTCGGTATGGCCGAGTTCATTGATTTGCTGGGGGTTGTGCCGAGTCCAACCGCTGATCTGATTCACCCAGATGATGCAGGCCATGCGGCGATTGCACAGGCGATGCTGGATCAGTTGGCACCACCCCTGGAAGCCACCTGGGCCAATGACGTGCTGGAGGTGGCGGCCAATGCCCCTGGCTGCCTGTACCTGATCGGCAATGGGCGGCCATCGCAGTGGATTGGCTGTGACCAACCCCACTACACACTCTGGCCCTCCGGCGATCAGCAGTACGTCCCAATGAACCGCACGCTCGTGCTCAGAGATGAGCTCAATCAGCGTGAGGTGGCGCGGCTGGTGGTTCCGCCTCGGGTCGTGGTGTGGATGCCACTGGCGGCAGGGAACTAGCGGTTATGGCGTCCGTCGTCGCGCAGCAGCTCAGCGGGGAGGCCGAGTGCTGCGCAGATAGCGCGATGTATCTCGATTTCACGATACACCGTCAGTAGTGGCGGCACTCCGAACCAGAGCGCATACCGAGCCCGGCGATGCGGACCATATCGCGCGTACTTGCGAATAAGCTTGGTCTTGGGGTTCACGCCGGCGTCTCCTTCTCCCACACCCCGATCACGGTCTTGCGCCACATGCCCAGCACGCTGGCCGGAACCGGCTTGCCATCGATGAGCAGCGGATCGACGTGCGTATCATCGGCTGACCATGTGCCGAGATAGGCAATTCCGTCGAGAAATACCACCGCGTCAACCGTCGGGTAGGCCTCGGGGGTTTCGATGTGATACTCCATTGGGGGCTCCTTATACCTTCGGCTCCTCATACGGGAAGTCGGCATCGGTGTAGTAGCTCTTGCGTGTGACCCTGCCTGCATACGGAGTCACAATCAGGTCATCATCGGCGGGAGCGGGCGGCTGAGCCGCGGCCCACACGTTGTTATCGAGCGTGCGATCCACGCCACGAAGGAAGGCCCGCGCCTCCTCTCGCGTGTAGCCGTGGGCTCTCAGGCTTTTGCATGTGTCAAGTGTTGCGGGTTGCGGCTTCGGTGCAGCTGGGGCCGTCTGGTCTGTCTGAGAGACCGTCTGTCTAAGGTCAGACGCGGGTTCGGACGCGACCGGATCGGGCGTGCGTGACATAATCTCGAAGCGCTGTTCAAGGGAAGGCTTTACAGTCCACATATCTGGTAGTTGTGGCTTGCGCCCGCGAAACTCTTGCACACGGAACCAGAGCAGGCCGAAACCCACAATCGCTACGAAGGTGACGAACAATAGCGCGCCTGGTTCCATGCGATCCATAGGAGCCTCCTCAGTCAACGACCAACGCCAATTCCGGCATCATATCTCCGATAATGATAACACCAATAGCAAGCAACCACGGCGCGCCCATCCCGATCAACGATGTGCCGTAGGCTTGCCAGTTCCACCAGGCCGACAGCGCCAGCGAGGCGAAGTACAGCAAGCCCCACAGCGGATTACGGCGGGCCATCTGGCGCGATCCCCACTGGACAGCTGACAAGACGACTTGGAGTAGCACGGTTCCCACGAACACCCCCGGTCCGGCAACGATGGCGAGCACAATCTGCCACGGCTGCATAATCGGCGCCGTCAGCCCACGACTGCCGTAGAACGTGCCAAGGATCGACAGCACGATCAGCCCCCAGGCCGCGCTATGGATAATGAACACCAACGCCCGCTCTACACTGGCGCCGTTGATCATGCCAGGGCGATTGCGGGCGCCGCGCTTCGGTTGATTCATCAGGCTCTCTAGGAGGTCGTTCTTGTCCTCGACTACCTCAGACCCGCGCATGTCTTTTGATTGGACGTTGCTCATTCTGTTACCTCCTCGAATGTCCACATCTGTAACTCCAACAGCACCGCCCGACACGCACACAGCGCCAGCGCTCGGATGTCAGCGCCCTTTGTGTGAACGGGCGTTGACTGATACACCTCAATCCGAATGTCATCTTCAATCAGGAGATCAACACCGCGCTTCCCGAGCCACACCAGCAGGTCAAGCACGTGCGCCTTATCTTCCTGGTAGACGGGCTGCGAGTAGTTGGGGAGCAAGCCAATCGCTTTGTGGGCTTGCCCCTCAATCGTCACTTCGATGTAGTAGTCCTTTGTCCACTCGCGTTCACTGTTGCACCACACCGGCTCGGTTGCCTGGTGGACTGTGTAGCCGATGGCTTTTGCCACCGCAACGTCAAGCGCGCGGCTCGGTTGAATCTCGCGGGTAAGTGCCATCACTCCACTCCTTCCAACAATTCCGGTTGCACTTTCACCCGACGCCACATCGTTGTTTCACTCACACGAAACCGCCTTCTTTGCAGCCTTGTACTGTTGCCAGGCTGCTTGCCGCGTAACCCCGAGTTGATCACCGATCTGTGTAAAGGTGAGCTTGTCAACGTCTTTCAGTCGCACGATCTCAGGGAGATCATTGCGAACAGAAAGGTCAATTGATACCGGGCTATTCACAACAAGGGAAAGATTGTCGATTGTGTCGTCAATCTGATCGGTTGGCACCTCTGGGCCAATTGCCAACAGCGCGTCAAGGTCGGTATCGGTGAGTGCAAACCACTCACCGCGCAACCGGCGATCTGCAAAGCACTCGTGAAGGCGCTGCTCTAGCACCCGCCGATCGCCAGTGGCAAAGGTCGTCACAATCTCGATTGCTTGCGAGGTCATTCCGGCGATTTCCTTGACGCGCCGCTCTACGTCAACCGCCATTCCGATCTTGTGCGTTCCTTGGTCGGTTGCCAAGACGTACACAAAACCAGCCTTTGCAATGTGGGATTGACGCTGGCGCGCCTGCTGGGTAGCGATCTGCTCACGAAGCGCTGACAACTCAGCGGCAAGCGCTTTTCGCTCGTCACCATAGGTATCGACAACCAGATCGGTGGTATCTTGCCACTCTTTTGCTTCCTGGCGACTGTGCATCATCAGCGTGTAGAAGTACGCCACCAGCGGAAAGCCCGCGTGCAAGAACGCCAGCGCGCCCTCACGTACTCCATAGTGTGCCACCGCTACCGCCACGCTGAACACCAGCGCGGTTACACTCGGCCAGCGTGCCGCCTGCCAGCCCGCGCCACGTTCGGCCCACGCAATCGAGCCGACGCTGACGAACTCGAAGCCGATACCCGACAGGAGCGCGATAGCGGTTGGGGCGCCGCTTGCCAGTTGCCAGGCATAGACCGTGTAGGCCTGTGGCGCGTAGGCAAACAGCAAGGGCAGGTAGCGGGCGTCTAGCAGGTCGAAGAATGGTTCTACACGATTGCGCCAGTTCATGGTTTCACCGCCTCAGCCGTTGCGGCTTCATACAGATCATCATCCGATGCCCCTGCGGCTCGTGCGGCGGCGTGTGCGGCCTGGAATGCCGCGTTACTGATCTCACTATGGCTCCACTGCCGGAACGCCTCACGGTAGGCGGCAAGCGCCTGCACGGTTGTGACCTGTGGTGTGTACTCGGCAAACGATCGCACGCAGTCCAGGCACAGCCAGTAGCCGCGCTCTTTATGTACCGCCTCGTTGGTACACCCAGGCCGGAATGCTTCACACTTCATAATGGCCCCTCCATTGTTGTGACGTAGGCAAGACACAGAGCACGCCCTGGCGAATCGGAAAATACCGGGGGCGTCGTAAAGTGTGGCTTTGGGCGTTCTACCCATCCCTCATATCGCCGTGTACGATTTTCATAGACCAGATGAACGTAATTCCCTTCTGCCACCAGTTCGATGAACAACCTCCCCCACATCGCCGGGTTATCGCAATAGTCGGGTGGCGTTCCGTGTTCGTCAACCGCCCACCCGCGCAACTCCGCAACCTTCCGGTTCAGTTCGTCGTTCGTCATACGTTACCTACCCATTCAACCGTGTAATTCGGCCATGCGCTTTTATATCCGTTTTGTGCTATAAGTTCGCGGGTATAGCGTGCGACCATGCGCTCCGCTTTTTGTTTCGCAGCCCACGATTCGCACTGAAACGTGAGCGTTGCCTTTACAAAGAATCCGCGTCCATGCCCTTCCTGGGGCTCAACATCCATCGTTATATTGACTTGGTACTTACTCACCGTCCCCTCCTCGCGACCCAATGGGCCGCCTTGACCGCCGCGTCGGCGATGGCCCAGACGATGACCACCGACCAGCGCCACACGAACAGCAGCGGATGGATGATGAGCAGGCTGATGGCGTAGACCGACCAGTAGACCAGGGGTTGCAGCGGGGTTAGTGGGTCGTTCATAGCTTCACCTGTCCAGCAAGGGCAATGAGCGCATCAACACAGGTTGCGCCGGTTGCCTTTGTTTCAACTTCGTTGAACCTGTCAATGCGTGCGAATTGCGCAGTGCCGCCCCAGAACACGACATCGTATTGATCGTAAGAGTGGATTGCCATTTCTAACCCCTCCACCGCTGCCAGGAGGCGAGCGGCGCGGGAAAGGCGTTGCCACACCGGCACGGCGCAACTGAACGAGCAGGCAGTATCACTGCACATCACAAGCCGCGTTCCGTGTAACTCGCCAGGCTGCCCACTCCTCTCGCACCGCCCCGCACAGCGCGTTCAGGCGGGCTTCGAGGAGGGCGATGCGGGCGCGGGCGGTGTCGAGGTCGTTCAGGCGGGCGGCGAGATAGGCGGCCTTGTCGGCATCTTCAAGATCAAGCGGAACAAAGAACTCCATCGGCATAATGTACTTGCGCTCTTTTTCGCGGTCGTCACACCCGGCCCGCTGAACAAAGATACACGCCTCTGTGACGACCTCCCACTGTCGGGTAGGCGGGCCGTCGTAATACATACTGCTCACTTGATTTTCCTCCAGTACCATTGATTGCCCTGGCTATCCAGTCCGACCCACGCTGTGACCCCATCCGCAAAGCGCACACGGGTCAGGGCGACGGTGCGACCCTCGACAAGCACGCTTGTGCCGTGTTTGACGACGATCGGCTTGGCACCCTGCTCAAACTCGGCGGCGGTCGCTTGTGTGGCGGCTTTCACGTCGTTCCCCTTCCTCTTCCCTCAATCCTCGCGATGTCGGCTTCACGCGCCCCGGCCAACAGCGCCCGTGTGCGACTGGCGGCCAGTTCGGCCAGGCTGGCACGCTTTGCCACCCAATCGCGCCATACCTGTGCGTGCAGGGCCAGGGCGGCGGCTGCGGTGAGTTGGGTTTGGGCGGTCATTGGACAGCCTCGCTATCCGGCAGGGTGTCAACATAGCGCGCCAAGTTGTTAAGCTCTTGTGCGAGGCTGTGACGCTCTTTGTATTCGCGCAACGCCGCAATATCCACTCGTAGTTGCGCATTCTCTGCGCTTAGCGTGCGGCAGTAAGTGTTGACCGCCTCATACAGATTGGCAAGCGCCTTGTTTGCATCCCGCAGTCGTGTGGTGCCATCGGTCAATACCTGAACCTGCTTCTTGAGTGCATCGCGCTGCTCTCGGATAATGTAAAAACCTGTACCTGCAAACATATCCGGACCTAAGTGGCCCTCATCCATAACCGCCGCGATTGCTGCATCACGGCTCTGGTCATCGCCATTGTTGCCGTATTCAGCATCAAAGTATTGGTACGCCTCGATTGCGCTCTTGGCGAACTCTCTCAAGAACTCTTGAAACATTTCCTCCGCTGTTGGGTTCATTGGTTCACTCATCGCCCCACCTTCGTTCTACTCGGCTCTCCCGCCGCCGGTCGCTGACACAGTTTTCCGCTCTTCTGGCGGACGATCTCCACCCCGGCGATGTCCGACCGCACAATCACCCCAATGCAGGGCTTTCGTGCGTCCTGGGGCTGCTGGTGGGCTTGAGGGGCCATTGTGAGCGCTATTGCCACAAGGGCGATCTTGATCAACAATGTGGTGTCCTCTCCGAGGATAGGCCGGGGCGTTGCTTTGCGGGAGCGCCCCGGCGTTTTTTGTGTTCTTACAACTTCAGATCGTGAATGGCGCGTAGCGCCATCGCGGCAACGTGTAGCAGTTCGGTGCGCATCTCAGCATCGCTGTGCGCTTTCGGCCACAAGCGAACCTGATCAAAGTATTCGCACACCTCTTCCATAATCACGCCGTAGGCCTCGTGGTGTGAGTGCATCGGGCCGTGCTTGGTCATAGCGCTATACACCTGCCGTTCAAGTTCCTCGATGAGTTCATCCATTACGCTTTTCTCCTGTGCTATACTGATTGGTGTACGGTTCAGTACGAAAATAACCACTCGTGGAAGCCGGCACGCATAATCGCGAGTGGTTCCCCTTTACCCCTTCGCCGCCTCACGGTAATCCGCCATCATCGCCCGCAAGTGCGACCAGCCCTCGTTCACGCTGTCAAACTCGTGCAACCAAAGCGGGCTGTCGAGATGTGTTTCAATCTCGCGAATCAGGGTCGCCATCAGACTGAGGCGATTCCATGCTTCAATTGCTGCATGCTTCGTTTGACACGTTGGGCCAAACATCTCGCATATATCGCAATGAACATAGTTCGCATCCTCGACTTTTGGACTTGGTGCCTTGCAGTGCGGGCATCGTGCAATGGCCTGCGTTGCGGGTTTTACTTTCATCATCCCTCCCCTGCCAGCGCCACGCGGGCGGCGCGGTTTTTATCGATCTTCGCTTTACACCTGACAACCCAGGCGTGCCAACTGCGCTCAATTCGGCGCTACTACAGCGCCGCTATACTGGCGCTACTAGCCACTCCTGACGACCCACCAACCGCGCTACAGCGCCCCAATCCGGTGGGCTTGACTTCGTTGCACAATGTGATACCTACTGGGCAGTATCCGCATTGGGCTGCGGGATCTCGTTGGCCGTCTTTGGGGCTGCGCTCTTGTCTGCGCTGCTACCGTGTTTTTCAATCATCTCTGCGAGCCATGCCGAACGGTTTGGGAGTGCGGTCAGCCACCCGTGATGCTCTGGCGAAACACCAAAGGCAATCACCTTTCGGCGCGGCTGACCTTTCGGCTTCGGCCCGCGCCGCCGTGGTTCGTTGGTCATGCCGCCCATCGCGCTGCTTCCTGTGCTGCGATTTGCTGCACTAGATGCGCGGGCGCGTAGCGCTGCGCCATTGGAACAAGATTACGGCTGTAGCGTAGGGCATCCCATCGCTCCTCAACAGGAATAATTGTTACCCGTACCTGCTGCTGCTCAGAAATACGAGCAGCCCATTGGTTGGCGCTTGGGCGGTCAATCGCGTAGGCGAGGCAGGAGTACCGCTCTAGGTTAATGGCAGGAACAAGATCGATGATCGTCTGTGGGACGAGATCGCGTACAAAGCCCCAGCCGCGATCACTCTCGACCAAGATAATCGCATACTGCTTTTCGCGCTGTAATTGCTCATGTCGCTGGCGGGCCTGTTCGCGGAGCTGTGTCTTAGTCATAGCAAACCTCACTAACGAACCATAACTTAATAATAGAATTATATACCTAATTCTATTTGGTGTCAAGCCCCCAATCGGTCAATCTTCGCACCACTTTTGCCCAGTATCCGCTCTACCCAGCGCGCCACATGCGGGCGCAATCAGGCGGCGCACGGTGCGCTCGGAGATCGCCAGGTAGGCGGCGACCTCCGCGAGCGTGAGGTATGGCGGGGGCGGGGACACGACTAGGCGTCCTTCGCCGCACACGCAAAGCACATTCCGTTGTAACGAGCGTTCGTCACTACGCCACAGGCGCTACAGACGAGCGTCGGCATATCAGGGCCGGGGGTATAATCTAGTAACCCGTGTACTGCCAGGAACGGCACAATCTTGATGTAGGCTTGCTCTACTTTCCGCAACCGTGCATTCTCCGCCAGTAGCCGGGGTAGTTCGGTGCGGGCGGCGGCCACAAACTTTGCAGTTGGTTCATCGTAGTTATCAGCCACGCCAAACCAAAGCCCGTCATTATCTCGGTTGTAATACACATCCCAGCAATCGTGCGGAATGTCGTCAATCTTGAATGGAATGTTCTTGGCGTCCCACGGTCCCGGCGTGGCGGCGTCACACAGCGCCTGCAATTCTTCGTTGGTCATTGGTTTCTCCCCTACACCAGCGCCCAACTCCAGGGCGCATACGTTGGCTGATCCACAATCCATAACTGATTGCCGACCCGCGTCACCTCGTCCGCCATCCATCCGCGCTTGATCGCTTTCAACACCGCTGGCACGCTATAGCCCATCCGCTGCGCACACACCTTGATCGGCACCGAGCCCACCGGCGGCGCGCCAATCCGGGCTAGGCGCTTGCGCTTGCGCCGCTCGGCAATGTCGGCCGTGCGACAGGTGCGGCATTCTGGCGCGGTTCGGCACATCTCCGCAAGTGTGGCCGTGTGCTTGCCGCGGCGACACCAGCGATAGCCGAGCGACTGACAGACGGTACAGAGCTTGCTATTGCGGGTCAGGTTGCGCCGCGACCCACACTCGACACAGCAGCGCCGCGCCGTCACAATCGGCGCATCGCCCCGGTCAATCAGGCACCCGCGCTGCTTCGCCATCCACACACGCGCCGGGCTCATCCCCACGCTCTCGGCGCGCTGCTTGAGCGAGTTGGCAAAGCAACAGCGGCGCGAGCAGTAGCGGCCCTTGCGGCGCTGCTGGCGCGGGCTGAGGGGCTGTGTGCAGTGGGCACAGGTGGTTCTCATAGTGCCAGTACCTCCTGCTGAAGGCGGTCAATGGCAATGTTCACATAGCGCTCATCTAACTCAATGCCGATCGCCTTGCGCCCAAGTTGCTTGGCGGCCACCAGGGTTGTACCGCTGCCCATAAAGGGATCAAGGATGCAGGTGGTATTCAGGCGGTCAATAAAGGGGCGTACCACCGCGAGCGGCTTCTGTGTCGGGTGAACCGCCTTGCCACTGCCATACTCGACTAATCGCTCGGTCGCAAAACAGCCCGCTTGTGGCATCGGCACATCAAGCACCATACTGCGGAATTGACCCATGCGGTCGCACGTCGCTTTGTGTGAGCGTGCCCATACAATGAACTCACAATCCAAGCGCGGTACAGGTCGGGTCATCTGTGGCGCGTTCGACTTGCGCCACGTAAACACACAACCAAGAATGTGCTGCGCTTCCAGTGCGCTACACAACCCACCAAGCATCTGATAGTTGCAGTAGATTACCCAATGATCGGGATGAAGTAGGTCAATCCACTCTAGCCCGTATCCCCACGGCATCCCAATACTCACCGTATCGTGAACACGCGCCGTTACACCCTTGCCACGAATCGGCACGCCCGTTGATCGTGTTAGGTACGGTGGGTCAGTGATTACGGCGTCAACCCGCTCGGTGAGTTGCGGGATTATTTCAGAACACGAGCCGTGGTAGATCGTGATGCCTGACTGGCTGTAGATTGGTTCGATCATCCCCTCCCACCCTTCCGAGGCCGCCCAACCGGCAGCGGCGTGTAGATCGGTTTGCCGTTCTCCCAGGTGATCTGGTTCTTCTTCAGCGCCTTGTACAGTGTGACCCGCGAGATGTGCAGCATATGCGCCAGCGCCTTTTTGCTGAGGAGAATATAGCGGTCGGTGTGTTCTATCACCTTACGCTCCTTCCGTTCGTCCTAGGCCCGCCTGTCGCGTTTCAGGAGTCGCCCGCCATACCCCGCGCCGATAGCGCACAATCCGCCCGCGCATCTTGAGCCGGTTCAAGGTACTGGTCAGCGTGCCAGGACTCAGGCGATACCTGACCGCACACCAGGCCATCAGCAGCGGGCGGGTCGGGGCCAGGCGGCTGGCGATCAATTCCAAGATGTCATCGGTGATGGTGTTCATCGGAACAACTCCAGTTGCACGGGCGGATCGGGTTTCTTCGATTGAGCGACTAATGCGGCGTATTTGCGGAGAAACGTTGCGAGGCACTGCGGGCAGCACTTCCAGTGCGGATCGGGCTTGCCCATATGCACCTGTCGGCAGTCGCCACAGCGGTAGTGGTTGGGTTTCATCGGCTCACCTCGCTATGTGTTCGCTCTATAATCTCAGCACGGGCGCTGGGGTCGTCCTTCGCGCCAATCATCACCATCGCCTCCGTGGGATCGTAGACAATCCAGGCTGGACAGCCCGCGCCCAATACGGCGCGCATCGTCTGCTTTTCTGGCTCGGTCGGACGGCGGGCCGATGGGGCTTTCTTGCCGTCTTTGACTTCGAGAAGCGTGAGCGCCCCTCGGTAGGCGATGAGCAGATCCAACGCCCCTGGCAGTGCGTGAATGTCCAGGACGACCGCGCCGATCTGGCGCAGTTCCAGGACGACCGCGCTATGGTTGGTGTCAGTTCGTGCGGCGTATTTCATCGCCGCACCGTCCGACACATCACGCCGCAGTCGAGGATCAGCCGCGCCCGCACTGTCACGCTTGCCTGGAGCGCCGTAGCGCAGTCCAGCGCGATCGTGTCGATCGTCTGCTCCATATCGCGGATATGCGTACCATCGCGCAGCCACCCGCCCACGAACCGCTGGACATAGGCGCGCAGGCTGTAGACCTCCAGAAAGCGCCCGGTATCGGTGTAGCGGATCGCCACGTAGGAGCCGGGCTGCGGGTTGCCGCTCACCGGGCACATCTGCGGCAGTGGGACGATCTGCGTCTGTGTGCCGTGGATACCGCTCAGGTTGTCCATCGTGTCTATGACCATAACGCCTCCATCGGGCGCCGTTCAATCGTCGCCCCACTCATCATCCGATCGCCAAACGCCTGTGCGTTGCGCCAGTCGTTCGCATCCTCGCCAGCCCACCGCGCCGCGCTTGACCAGGCCATACTGTCAGCTGAGAACAGCAGATTACGCACTTCGGTCGACTGGAGCGCGGTTGCCTTGACACCGAAGCCGTGCAAGCGCAGATCGGGGCGTACCTGTTTGATCGCCCGCAGCACCGCCGCAATGTCCCGAATGTTCGCGTTGCGCTTACAGACCGAGCCAACACCGACCCACATACCGGGTGTCAGCCGCGCCCCGTAGTCCGACAAGTGCCGTACATAGTCGCTCGGCATAAAGCCTTGCAGCACCGGCATCAGGTGAATGTGGGCAGGCACCAGGGCGCGTAAGGCGTCGTAGCGCTCAATCGTCAGGCGCTGGTGTTCTCGGAGCGTCAGGCCGGTTTTCGCCAGCACGAATGGTTCACACATATAGTCCTGAGAGACTGCCGCCAGCATCGTACCGACCGTAGACCAGCGCACGATCGCCGCTGCGTAAATGGCTGGGTCGTCCCGATAGCCGCCGCGTAGCGCAACCTCAGTAAACGCGCCTGAGTCCAGCAGCCACTCACCGACCGTAAAATCCGATCGCCGGTCGCGCAGCCGCTGATAACTCACACACACCGGATGCGTGACGTGTTTGACCGTATGCGGCTGGTGCATGCCGACAAAGAACTTCATCGGTATTGCGCCCCGCCGTTCAGCAGCGACCCCTCCACGTAGGCCAGCGTCGTGCCGTTGACCGCGATGAGCGCGGGGCAACTCTTCCCAAGTTCATCGGCGTAGGGCTTCTGTGTTTGCCAATCGGCGTCCGGGTGCTTCGGCTGCTCGTAGCCAAACCGATAGTTATTCTTCGTCAGCGTCGTGATCTTCTCCGCGCCCTCCCCGGACTCATCGGCGCTCATCTGGCGCACGTTGGGCGCCACACCAAAGCGGCGTTCGTAGGCGGCGGCGCCATCGGCGAGGCGTTGGGCCAGGGGAACGGCTTTGTTATCTTCGTACCACATTAAGAGGAGCATCAGGCGGCCTCCAGTTCGGTCTCAGCCAACACGGTTAACTCTTCCATCGCCGCCTTGTACCACGCCTTGATCCGTAGATAGGCCAGCCGCGCTTCCAGGTAATCGGCCAGTAATCCGCCTTGCGCGATCGTGGCCTGGATACGGCGCTCCCACTGGGCAAGCGTGTTGTTTCGCACCGCTGCCCAATAGGCCGCATCGGCAACCTTCACGAGCTGGAGGTCGTCCAGTGAGAGCAAGAGCAGCGTGGTACACGTTCGCTCGCCTGCGGTTTCGTAGGTAGCAGTGATGGACGTGACCAGCGTATCGGACTGGCTACGGCAGTCGGCACACAACAACACCGCATCAGCATAGGGCTGGCTTTTGCCCTCGCATACACGACAGGTAATCATCAGTAGCCCTCCGGTGAACGGTACGAGATCGTCTCAAACGTGGTCGTTTCCGGCGAGAAGCGCAGCGGGATAATCCCGGCCGGGCCATTGCGATGCTTGGCGATGTGCAACTCGGCAATGCCCTTTTTGTCGGTATCCGCGTCGTACATCTCCTCACGATGGATGAACATGACCATATCCGCATCCTGCTCCAGACTCCCGCTCTCTCTCAGGTCTGACAGCATCGGAATGTGGCCGGTGCGCCCTTCCACCGCTCGGCTGAGTTGCGCTAAGGCCAACACCGGCACATCGAAGTCTTTGGCAATCGCTTTCAGGGCCGCGCTGATCTCGCCAATCTCTTGCACCCGGCCATCTCGGCTGCGATCCTGGCCCTTCATCAGTTGCAGGTAATCGACCGCCACGAAGGCGGCGCCGGGGTTCTGCGCTCGCCACACCTGGATACGGCTGCGTAGATCACCCGTAGTAACAGCGGCCTTGTCGTAGATGGTGATCGGCAGTTCGGCCAGCCGTTCCACCGCCGCATACACCCGATCCATCTCGCCAGCGCTGACGGCGTGGAGACGGATAGCTTGCCCGTTGACCTTGCTGGCGTTGGCGAGCATCCGACCGGCCAGTTGTTCGTGGCCCATCTCCAGGCTGCTAAAGAACACTGGCACACCCTTAACGGCAACCTGCTCAATCAGGTTGAGTGCGAGGGCCGTCTTACCACAGCCAGGCCGGGCCGCTAACAGGTTCAAGTCGGTCGCGTGCCAACCACCGGTGAGCTGGTCAATATCCCGAAAGCCGGTCGGGATGCCGCTCGGTGTCCCGCTGCGTAGCTTCTCCCACACACTCGACACGCTCTCGCCAAGGGTCAACACACGGGCGTTACTAAACGATCCCGCACAGCCCTGCAGGAGTGCCTGGGCCTTACCAAGGGCATCATCGGCACGTTGCCCGCTATAGGCCAGTCGCAACATCGCATCACCCGCTTCAGCCAGTGCTTGCAGTTGGGCCATCTCGGCAACCCGCCGAGCGTGGTACAGCGTCGATTCAGGCGTGGCGTACTGGCCGCTCTTGGCAATCTCGGTCAACTCGGCCAGGCTGATCGCGCTTTGCCGGTTGCGGAGCGTGCGCCAGATCAGCGTCGTGTCGATCGGCGCGTTATTGGCCCGCAGCTCGTCAATCGCCTCGACAATCGCCCGTGCGATGGGCAACCGGATACTGGCAGGGCTGACGACCGCCAACACGCTATCGGCAATCCGGCTCGACTGGAGCATCCCGGCAACCATCGCCTGTTCGGCGTCGTGGTCAGCAATCGGGAAGTCGCTCACGTTATTCTTGGGTGGGAGGGTTAGCATCATTTGACACCGCCTGGCCGCGCTGGGTACTTACTGGCCGCCTCAGCCGTGCGCCGTCGCTGTTCGTCCAGGCTGATAGCCGGTTCAGCCGGTGCGTGGGTGCCGTTGGCGTGGCCGTTCAGGTATGGCGTTTTCGGCTTGGCTGATTCCTTCCAGGCCGGCCAGAACCGAACAAGCGCCGATGGCGGCATACACTGGTCAGAACCTTTGTACGGGTGTTGACTGTTGCGTACCCACTTCCCGCAGGCGCGAATGTCGGATAACACCGAATCGAGCGCCTGATCAGGAGTGCGGAGCTTGTTCCAGATGGTTGCAGCGACCTGGTTGACCTGGATGATGTCTTTTTGTAGCCCACTGTCGAGATCGATCTGACTGCCCTTGGCAATAGCGCGTCGTACCTCGATTGGGGATTGCGGTTCCGTCTTGGCGGGTCGCTTCTTTTTCTCAGGTTGTGCGGTTGGTGCATCGGCAGATGCAGCGACGATCTTTTCTTCTTTCTTTAGATCTTTCTTTTGTGTTGTCCCTAGGGGATATGGTTTTGCATCAATCCGTGTCCCTACGGGATATGGTTCCGTGTCCCTAGGGGATACAGTATCAGTAGGGATATGGTTTGCATCATCTTCAATCTGTGTCCCTAGGGGATATGGTTTAACGAAGTATTCATAGGTTTGCTTTCCTGCCTGCTCACGCCCAATCAACCCAGCTTCTAAGAGCCGAGTGATGGCGCTTTGTGCGTTCCGGCTCGTCAGGCCGGTCATTGTGACAAGTTGTGACACACTCACACGATCCCTCACCTTCTGGCGTCCAACGGTTTTGCGCAACAACGCCAGCAACACCCGCAGTTCGGCATTACCAAGATCGCCCATATGCTCTAGGATCGCGTTCGGGATCTTTGTCCAGCCGTCATCAGGTGCCATTGTGTCGTTGCTCATAAGATTGTTCCGATACTGGCTTCTCATTCGGATGCTGGCGGCCAAACGAGATACGAGCGGGTACATACGCCCGAAGCACGCCCGTGGTGCGCTTGCCTGAGAAGCCAGAGCCGAGTACATAGATTTCTTCGTGTGACGGCTTCCACGGGATTGACAGATCGCCCATCCCGCTTGCATCGCCTTTGTCCCAGATGAGCAACTGACGCACACCTACGGGCCGCGCAACCTTCCACGAGCCAAACACCAACGCAGGGCCAGCGCCATACCACTGCAGCACCGTATCGCGGGCGCTCGTGTTAAGGTCATTCGCAATCGAGCCGTCGCCATACTCAGCAGCGGTATTGCCGTATAGCGCACTCGTCCGGTTGGACGAGTGCGCTAACCCGTAGGGCGGATCGGTGACAAGCACGCACTCCGCAGCCGTGAGCGTCGGCAGCACGTCCAGGCAGTTCGCGTGGTAGATCGTGATCGTGTCGGTCTGGTAGTACGGCTGCATCACGCCCCCAGCCACTCACTAAGCGCGGCCTCTTTCGTCCACTCGGCGTACAGGTCGTCAAAGGCCATTGCCACCACGACGCAACGCCCGTTGGTGTAGATCACCTTCGTGTGCGTGGCGTCCACCTCTTCCAGATCCTCAATCTGCCCAGGGCGCAGGGTGCGACGGTTGCCGGCCTGGTTCGTCACAATCAGCGGTGTGTCGTGTGGGTACATAGAGTCCTCAATGCCCGCCCTGACGAATCAAGGCGGGCCATAGCGCGGTACTTACTTTTGTTCGGACCAGACATACTTGCAATAGCCGTTCTTGTTCGCCATCGGGTCGCTGGCGTCAAGGCGTTGCGGGCATGTCCAGCCGAAGTTCCGTTGATTGAGTGGCTTGTGATGATGTGGGCAGCACAGCGACCCATCGGCGGCATAGGCTGGCGGGGTGGCTGGCTTGCGTGGCCCAAAGCCTCCGCCCTGTGGTGGTTTGGCCGGCTTCCAGTCAGGCCGCGCTAGTACACTGGTGATAATGCTTTCGACATCCTTGATCCCGGCGTCGGTCAGGGCAATGTCAACCGGCGCATCCTTGAACGTCAGGCGAATGGTGGTAGCGGTCGTTTTTGGTTTGGGCTTTGTGTCCAACGTTGCTGCCGTACCATTGGCATGCTCGGTCATCGCGGTACTCTCCTTCGTTATCTCTCAGCGTGTTAGCCACGCCATCATCAGCCACCACACCCGCCGCCAGCCCCGGCTGGCCCACGCCCGCGTCAGGTACCAGTGCGGGCTAAGCCTGCTCACGGAAGTACTCACCGCTCAGCAGTTCAAACACCAGTTGGTCAAGCGTCATCTCGGCTTCTTTGTAGGTGCGGGCAAAGCCCACTAGTTCACCATCCAGGTACATCGCGTAATCGTGCGTTTCGCGGTCGTAGGCGATCTCTTTCTGGTAGACGCCTGCGATCCGTTTGGTCGGCTCGGTCATCTCTATCTCCTCACCCGGCACGGGCGCTGGGCCTCGTGTTGGTTGTCACAGACCTTGCGGGCGGCCTGCTGTTTGAGATACTCCGCCCGGCCCGGCCCCGGCGCCACGAGCCGATCGAGGTCCGCCGTGGAGAGCATCTGCAACTGGCGCTGTGTGGCGCCGTCTTGCAGGCTGGCGAAGAGTTGGGCGATGCGTGGGGTCATTGGGACACCTCTGGGCCTTCACGGTAGTCGGCAATCAGTGCGGCGATATAGTCACGCCCGTTGCAGATCACCCATTCGCCGCCGTCGTCACCGTCGTAGGTGTGCTCCCAATGATCGCCCTCGTCAATGGCCTGCTCAATGGCGCGAATGTGGTTGAGGCGTTGGGTGGCGAGTTGCTCAGCAGCAGCCAGGGCGGTGCGGAGTTGAACAACCTCTGCGATCATCTTGTCTGCCATCACACACGAGCTACAGTGCGTAACACCCTTCAGGAGATCGGGCTGTACGGCCTGTGAGAAGCGAGCGCCGCAACTCGCACATGCCCACGATGCCAAGCTGTCCCGCTCGTTCAGGAGCGCAGCCAATACGCTCGCATCCATCCCGACATCGCTATCCGCAAGGCGGGCCGCATCAACCAGGACGCGCAACACCGCAATGTGCTGTTCAGTCAGTGCGCTCATTCCTGCTCCCTCGCCTTCCAGCACTCCAGACAGGCGTAGCCGGTCTCCACTTGCACAATCGACGGCGCGGGACAGAATGAGCACTGCGGCATGGCGCTGGCCTGGGCCTGCTGGCACGAGCGCCAGTCGATCAGTTGGGCCTTGACCGCTTGCCACAGCGCATCCACGTAGCGCCCGCGATCGGTCGGGTCGATGATGTTATGCCGCATAGATCACCTCGGTGCCGACGTCGATCAGGCGCCGCGGGTAGAGCGCGTCGAAGAAGTGCTGCATATCTTTGTCGAGGGCGATCAGGTTGTCCGCGCGTACGTCAGGCTCGGCCGACTTGCGAAGAAAATCACGGCCGGCCCAATACGCGACGTAGTTGGGCCCGTCGTTGCGCAGCTCCAGCCGGATATCCCATGTCAGGGGCTCGATCATCAGGCGCAGCCAGCCCCAGGTGAGATCGGGCGTACGCCACTTGGTCGGATGGTGCTCGACCAGGACACGCGCCAGCTGGGTCAGGTCAGGCAACGGCAGCGCTTGCAAGACGAGCTTGCGCTCCGACCAGAGCATGTGCTCAAAGTCCAGGGCCAGGCGGCGAATGGTCTCGTGCGGCTCGTCGGGATGTGGTGTGAAGTGTGCTATGATGATGGACATCGGAGCGATCCTTTCCTTTGGGCTTCAATGACTCGTCTGTTTGCCGCAGACGAGTCATTTGTTATCTAGCGACTGATCGGCGGAAACACGCCCAGCAACTCGGCCATCTCGCGCTTGAGCGCTTGTCGGGCCTGGCGCTCCTGCTGAAGCCGGGCGCGCAGATGGTTCAGCATCCGGTCTTGCGCCCGAATGATGGCGCGCAAATGATGCGCTTCCTGGACTGCGGCGATCTTGTTGGTTGCCATCCTTTTACCTCTTTGCCTTTTGTTCTTCTATGCCTTCGTTGCCAGCCGGGCGACTTCCTCGCTGTGCGATCGCTTAATCGAGCCATCGCGGCGATAGACCGTGAGATTGCGCTGGGCTTTCGGCAATGCCAGCTCGACCCGGCGCGGTCCCTGGCGCCCATGGCCTTTGAGCGTGTTCAGTTGGGCCAGCAGATAGCGTGCGTTCTGCAGGCGCGATCGGGGCTGAGGAAGCGATCGGGCTGGCGCTGGTACATATCGTGGGCCTCCTGCATCAGTTCGGCCAACGTGAGCGCCTGGAGGTGATCGCGGTTCTGGGTGTTCTCTGGTATAATCATCTGGCTTCGTTCCTTTCCTGAGAGCCCCACCTGATCCGTGGGGCTTTGTGTTGTCTAGCGGTGTCCGTTCAGTTCACTTAGCACATTCAGCAACAGCACGACACCCATGCTCGTTTGCTGGTTTTCGTAACTCTCTGGCGCGTCCGGGTTGTGACGAACGCGGTACTCCAGCACGTAGGCGCCATCGGCTGTTTGCAGTTGCCGCAAGGCGGGTACGAACGTTGCGCCCTGGAATCGCTTTTGCCAGACCGGCACATAGAATGACAGCGCATCACGTAACCGCTCCTCGCACAGCCGTGGGTTGTCACCGATGGCCTGGGCAATCGCCTCTGTCGATGGGCGATGCTGGCCTGTGGGGAGCGCCTTGAAATAGGCGTCGATCTTCGGTGTTGCCATTCGGTTAATCCTTCCAAAACGCGCCACAACGGACGCATAGCCAGCCATGTACGCCATCCCACAGGCAGCGAACTAACGATCTTACACACCGCGTGCAGGCCGGAACGGGCGGGAACGTAAGATCGCTTGGTTTACGTTTCATCGCTTCATACCCCCTCCTGCAACTCGTGCCAGCGCTTGATCGCCCCAACCGCCGTCTTGAAGCCTGCCACGGAAGGCTGGTTCATCAAGTCGCCACCAAAGAACTCCAACACTTGCGCCAGCGTCATGCGCCGAAGCGTTGCATCGATCTGCAATGCCTGGTAGCGCAGTTCAGCGGTGCGGATGTCGGTATCGAATTGGCGGGTTGGTGCGGTCATTGCTGTTACCCTTCGACGTAATCAACTAACTCACTCGTTGATTATAGCGAAATTTTCTTCGCTTGTCAAGGGTTCTGACGAAGATATTTTCGTCAGATCGCCCGCAGCAACGTCTGCTACGAAGGCTTCAAGCAATTCGGGGTTTGACGCGAGGAGCATACCGAAGGAAGGGATACCGTCATTGCGCCAGTATTGAAGGCTTCGGAGGCTTCGTGTTGCCTCTTTATCGCTGGTCTTTGGGGAGCGCGCTAGGAGTTCCATAGCGGCAAAAAAGCGAGGGAACATAGCAGAAACCTCCGAATTATTTTAACGGTATCCTGCTATTCTAGCGAAAAATCTTTCGCTTGTCAATGCTTGCAAAACGAAGATATTTGCACTATGATAGGGCTGCTAGTCATGATAGGATTGGGAGAGGGGCAGGGATGAACGCTATAGGGGTGTATCTTAAGACGCTCCGAACCGAACAGCAAAAGACGCTTGACGCCATTGCTGAAGCCATCGCTGTCAGTGACCGTATTATATCTGCCTGGGAGAAAGGCAGATACGATGTTCGTATCGGGGTAATGAATGATCTGTTACACGAGCTGAACGGTTCATGGGCAGACATTGAAGCCATACAATCAAAGCACATGACCGATGAGCAAGGGCGGGCGCTGGCACTTCGCCGTATTCGTGAGGGGCGCGGCTTTACAGCCGATCAACGGGCCTTGCTTGAGGATTTGCCGCAGGAGCAGAAAGAGGCGTTGCTCCAGGTTGCGAATCAGATGCGCCGCCGATAATCCCGCGTACATCTTCCCACGCGGCGGTATACCCTTGATCGATCCCAGCGTCCACACCCCGCTGATAATGATGCTCGCTGACCGCCTTCCAGATCGGCAGCACGGCAAACGCGATCGCGACGGCCACGACCAGACGGGTGAGCTGATCACCGAGAATCAGGGACGACGCGATCATAATGGCGGTCGTCAGCGAGAAGCGAAGCATGGCCCATCGTCCTTTGTGCATAAGCGGCGTCGCAGAGCAAGAATCGTGCCACGCGGGAAAGATTACTACCGCGTATCGTCGCTGTCAAGGTGGTACAACGCATGTCCGACCGGCCCACTTTGCGGCACAGGTTTTCCCCGGCAAGGATGAGAGGAGAATGGAGGGGTTGCCAGGAAAAATACACCCATCCGCCTATCGCTGTCAATTACTGTTTTGTCAAACGGGTCTGGTGTTGGGCAATTCTCGCTCACTTGTTCGGATCAGGAGGATAAATCTACTACCGCCGGGTAGTCGATGATAGGAACCTGAGACAATAGCAAAGCGCCCCGGTTGGCTCGGTCGATTGCAAGCCTACTGAGCGGTTGGGGCGCTCTAGGCGACAGTATACCAGTTGTGACAGGAATTGTCACAGGCTGGTTTTGTGGTATCCTATGTACTGAGGGAGATAGGAACGAAAGGAGGCCCACACCAAGGCATGACCCACGATAATCTAGCTATAAGTTTCGTAGTAGCGCCTCGGTCTTGTTGCTGAATTCAGGAGCCGGGGCGTTGCTGCGTCTGCCGGTAGTATCCGATATTGACCAGCCGTGCTATACTAGATGTGCAAGCCTTCTGAGCTAGTATGCTGACATACTGGTTCCGGGAGGCTGTTTTTGTTTATCTCCCATCAATACAAATCCCCCAACTATGGCGACCGTGAAGGCACGCCAATCCAAATGATCCTGCTGCATGCGACCGTGGGCAATCTGGCCTCAGCGCGTTCCTGGCTATGCAACCCTGCAAGCGGCGTATCCATTCACTACTTGATCGGCAAGGACGGCAGCGTGTACCAGCTCGTCAGTGATGAGCACCGCGCACAACACGCGGGCAAAGCCATCTGGCGCGGCAAGACGGACGTGAATAGTCTGTCAATCGGTATTGAGCTGGAGAACCGTAACGACGGCAAAGACCCGTACACGCCCGCCTTGCTTGCGAGCCTCCACACGTTGACAGAACGGCTTCTGAGCGCTTACAGCCTGACACCCGATGTGATAGATACCCACGCCGCCGTAGCGGTTCCCAAGAACCGTAAGACCGATCCGGCTGGGTTTAATGTGGAGCTATTCCGCGCATCGTTCACCGCCCCTCCCTCCCTCGCCTACACTGAGGATAGCCCCATCCTGGGTGTTACCGATGTCTCCCCCTCGCGGGTGTTCGATGCGCTGGCGGCTCGCTTTCCGGTGCGCTCCAATAACCCCAACCTCTACACCCGCGCCGATCTGCGCGACATCCTGGAAGAGTATTGGCGGGTGTGTGTGCCAGTGGGCGTCAATCCGCTGCTGGCCGTGTCGCAGATGCTGCATGAAACCGGCTACCTGGTTAGCTTCTGGAGCATCCGTGAGCAGCGCAACCCGGCGGGCATTGGCGTGACGGGCAAGAGCAGCCAGGTCAAACCACCCAACACCGATGGTTGGAAGTTCAACACCCAGCGCAACCAATGGGAAGTGGGTGTCAGTTTCAAAGACTGGCACCGCCACAGCATCCCGGCCCACGTTGGCCGCCTGCTGGCGTATGTGCTTTCCCCACGCACCGGCACCCCAGAGCAACGCGATCTGATTGCGCGGGCGCTACTCTACCGACCGTTGCCACTCCGCACACAGGGCAGCGCACAGACACTCAAACAACTCGGCAAGGTCCACAACCCCAGCGGCGAAGGTTGGGCCTCGCCGGGGCTGGATTACGGGCAAAGAATAGCAACCATTGCCAATCAGTTTGTGGAGCCCGCCTAATGCCCGACGCCCTTGACATCGATCTGCTCCAGAGCGCCGCCGATGCCATTCAGGCCCGTGACGCCGCCTACAGCGTGGCGCTGGCCTCCTATGGGCAGGCCTTAGACGCCTTTACAGCCTCGCTGATCGATCTTGTCAAGCTTGGCGCCACGCTAGAGGCCATTGCCGAGTCCGAACAAGCCCTGCAATGGACCTTGAAACTGCGCAAGGCGATGGATGAGGCGCAACTGGAGCGGATCAACGGCAAGGCGACCTATGAGCAGATTGTGCGGTTTATCTTGACGCAGATGATCCCGATCTTGCAGCGCCACGACGCCGAGTTGACCGCCCTACGGGCGCGGGAGGTTGGGCAGTGAAACACATCCCGATGAACACCGGCGATACGAGCGCCAAAATCAAGCGCGGCTATCGGCAGCAGCGGATCGCCCGTCACGACGCCCGGTGGGATCGGCTGTTTGCAACACCGGAAAGCCAGAAGTGGCTTGAAGAAAAAGGCGCGCAAGTTCTTGCGGAGTGGGGGAAGCGAACCAATGATTCAAAGTAATAACGAACCAGCAATGCCGCGATCGGTGACAACAACAACCGCACCAACGGGCGGCACAACCACTTGGTCAGTGCCATCGCCATTCTGTCCACATTGCGGTGGGTTGAAGCCAGGGGAGATCGCGTGGATCGCCAACGCCCGCCCGTGTTGGTGTACACAGAAGCGCACACCCGGCTTGAACCTGGGCAATGCCAAGATCGCGCCCGACTTTGATGCGCTGCTTGCGGCCTGGCAATGCCCCGGCTGCAAGCGCTGGAAGGCGCCACACGTCACTGAATGCGAGTGTGAGGTTTAGGTGTACTCATCCCTGATCACCCTGAACCTACCCGACTGGCTGAACCGTAGCCCGCGCCAGGAGCCGCCGCGCCCGAACGTGGTGGCGGCCTTGCGGGCCGAGTTTCAGCAGGCGCTCACGTCGCAGAAAGCCGAACTCGATACCGCCCTTGCCACCCAGCGCGCCGGACTGCAAGCCGAGATTGCGATTGCGCGGGCCGCTCACGAGCACACCCGCGCTGAACTGGCCGAGAGCCGTGACTACGGACGCAAGCAGGCCCGCACGATTGACCTACTGGACAGCACGGTACGCGGGCTCCAGACGACCCTAGAGAACAACACGGCACAGATGATCGCAATGACGACCGCTCTAGCCGTGTCCGATGAGCGCAACGCCGAGTTACGGCAAGAGTATCAGCAGAACCAACTGGTCAACACGGCAGCGCGGCAGAAGTTACACGAGCGGGTGGCGCAGTTAGAGACGATTGACGATCGCCTGACGACCGAGAACGCGACCAACGCCAACCGGGCGCAAGTCGCGGAAGCGAAAGCGACGTGGCTGGTCGAAGAAAATGCGATGCTGCGGGCGGCAACCGATGCTGAGACCCTGGCAAAGATTGATGCGGATATGATCGAACGCGGGAGGCGGGTCAATGCTCAGTAATCTCCCAGCGGTCTGGGCTGTCATCAAAACCGTGGTGCGCCATTATTGGGCGCCGCTGTCGCTTGTCCTGATCGCGTTGTTAGGAATCGGTATTGGCTATCTCATCTATAGGGGAATGTAATGTCGAAATCGAATGCCTTTGAAACCGCCTTGCTGGGGCTCGTGTTTGAAAACACGGCCATTACGAACGTCGGCGATGCAGGTGGCCTGCGCGCAACCGCAACCGCTGGGTCGTTGTACGTCAGTCTGCACACCGCCGATCCTGGGGAGGCCGGGAATCAAACGACCAGCGAAGTGACCTACACGTCCTATGCGCGCGTGGCGATTGCGCGGTCAAGCGCTGGCTTTACGGTGACGGGCAATACCGTGGCCTGTGATGCGGATGTGGTGTTTCCGGTGGGCAGCGGCGGATCGGGCACCGCCACCTATTGGGGGATTGGTACGCTGTCGAGTGGTACGGGCCTGCTGCTCTATAAGGCCGCCATCAGCCCCAGCATCGTGACGGGTAACGGTATCACGCCCCGACTCACGGCGGGTAATATGGCGACTGAGGATTAACTGTGGCACCAACGTTACGCGGAAGTGGGACCAGCGCATCTGGCGGCACGAGTGATCTCGTCGTCGTCACCGATGTTGCCGCCGAAGATGGGGATACGATTCTCATCATTACGGATGTCAACATTACCCCGCCGTTTCCCACGCCCGCGTGTACGGGCTTCACCATTATCGAAAGCAGCCCGGAAAGCGACTATAACCAGACGGTGCTGCTCGGACGGATCGCCTCTGGCGATGGGGATACCTACACCATCACGGGCTGGGGCTCGGTCGATGGCTCAAAAACCGCCGTGGTGCTGATCTATCAGGACGCGGATAGCAGCATCCCCAGCAACGCGGTCAGCGCCTACGATAGCTCGGCCAGTACCACCTGGAGTATCCCCGCCTTGACCACGGGCGCGGCGAACTCGATTGACCTCGCGATCGTGGGCTTCGGTGGCAATATCGACATGGGCGCGCCGCCCAATTTCTCCAGTTGGGGCGATTCGCTGACTGAGTTGTTCGATACCGGCGCGAATACGGGCGGCTTCTACTATTCCGGGATGGGCGTGGCGCATGCCACCCGTGTAAGCGCTGGAACACAGGCCGCAACCACGGTCACAAGCGGCAACAGTGATGTCAACACCGCGATCCGGGTAGAGATTAAAGCCGCAACCGTGAGCGGGTCCACTATGACGGTCGCCACGGGCGCCGCCACCGCAAGCACCCTGGCAGGCAAAGCGAGCGCCCAAAGCACCATGACCGCAGGCGCGGGCGTGGCGACGGCGGCCACGTTGGCAGGCAAGGCGGCGAGCACCGCCACCCTGAGCACGGCCAGCGGCGCCGCAACCGCGTCAACCCTGGCAGGTAAGGCCAGTGCCCAAAGCGCCCTAGGGACGGCTGCGGGTGTTGCGAGTGCATCTACCCTGGTTGGGAGTAGCGCGGCGGCCTCAGCCCTTTCTGTGGCGTCTGGAGCGGCCTCGGCAAGTACGCTCACGGGCTCCAGTACCGCCCAATCGACCATGACCGCCGCTGCCGGTGTTGCCACCGCAAGCACCCTGACCAGTGCGGGCGGATCGGTGATGACGGTCGCTGATGGCGCGGCAACCGGCGCCACACTGGCGGGCGCGTCGTCTGCCCAAAGTGTGATGGACGTTGCCGCAGGCGTCGCCACGGGCGCTACCCTGTCCAGTGCGGCAGCCTCCGTGATGAGCGTAGCGGGCGGGAGTGCAAGTACTGCCACATTGACCGGCTCCAGTAGCGCTGCCGCCGTGCTCGACATCGCTGCAGGTATGGCGTCGGCATTCACCCTGGCGGCGCTCAGCACCGCACAGGCGGCCATGAGCGCAGCGGCAGGCGTGGCAACCGGGGTGACGCTGTTGAGTGGTGAGACTCCGACCCGTACCGCCGTCTATCGCTTGGCAGCGCGCCCAACCTACACGCTGGACGACCGACCGACCTATACCATCCCCGATCGCCCAACCTATACCCTGGAGGATGCGTAATGGCACGACGCTTGACCATTCCTGGCTTTCCCGAAAATCAACGACCGGATGAGCGAACATCCTACCCGATCATTATTCCGGCTACGTATCCGAGTCCGTCCAGCCCGGTCTGTAAGTTGTATGACGTGACCGTGAAGGGCACCGAAACCGATGTCACCGCAACCAACCTGAGCGGCAGCGCCAGTATTACCGATGGCACACTGACCACGCCGCTTGTGATTAGTTTGGTTGCCGGGCGGGTGTATCGCCTAGAAGCGCAATATGTCTCAGGCGGCAACACCTTCGAGCCCTACGGCCTGATCTATGGGGTGGCGTAAGTGGACCCGATCATCATTCACGCGACACATGCGACACATGAAAAAGCATGGCGAGAACCATTTTTGAATGCACTTGCTGAATGTGGAAGTGTACGTCAGGCTGCGAATATTGCGAAGGTTCACCGCTCTACCGTGTACCGTGAGCGGATCGATGATCCTGAGTTTGCGCAGATGTGGGATGTGGCAAAAGAGCGTGGTATTGACGCTCTGGAAGATGCGTGTATTGAACGTGGCTTTGCGGGCTCCGATACCCTGCTGATCTTCCGATTGAAAGCCGAGCGCCCCAAGTATCGCGACAAGCAACCAACCGGCATGACGATTACGCTGGACCAACTTCAGCAGATGAGCACCGACGAACTTGACGATCTCGCCGCAAAACTTGCGCGCCTTGGTTGAGATCGAACGCGAGAAGCGCCGCCGATCCCAACCGAAAACCGCCGATGCGTTGACGTGGGCAACGACCAACGCCACGATCCCGCACCCGCAGCGCGGGCTGGTGGGCTTTGTGCCGTATCCCTATCAGGCGCAGTTCTTAGGCATGCAGGCGCCACGGCGGATCATCCTGAAAGCACGGCAGATCGGGTTTAGCCAGGTGTTTGCCTTAGAAGCGCTCTACACCGCTGCTCACACCCCAGGTGCCACGATCCTCCTGGTCAGCCGGTCGCAGGATCTGGCCGTCAACCTCTTACGCTATTGCTACGTCGCCTATAACCGCCTGCGCAACGCGCCAACGCTGGTGAAAGAGAATGAGAGCGAGATGGGCCTGGCGAATGGCAGCCGGATCAAGAGCATCCCGGCCAACCGATCAACCGGGCGTGGCTTTGCGGCAACCGATGTGTACCTGGATGAGTTTGCCTATGCCAGTTATGCCGATGAGATTTATCAGTCGGTCAGCCCAACCATTAGCCAGGGCGGGCGTCTGACGATTGGCAGCACGCCTAATGGCGTCGGCAACCTGTTCCATAGCCTGTGGGGGGGCGGCGAGTTTACCCGTATGCGCGTGCCGTGGTATCGCTGCCCGGCCTATAACCCAGAGGGCGCCACCTTGCCCGATGATGACCAGGCCAGAGCCGTGGGAGAAGCGGGCGCGTGGTACGCCAAAGAACACCAGAACTACACCGCTGCCCAGTGGGCGGCTGAGTATGACTGTGACTTCGTGGGATCGGGCGATGCGGTATTCGGTGTGGACTTGATTGACCGGGCCGAAGTAGGGGCGCTTGGTGATATGCCACCCGTTGCCGGCCATCATTACGTGACGAGCGTTGATGTGGGACGCCGCAACGACGCCACGGTGATCAATACCGTCGATACCAGCGTTGACCCCTATCAGCGGGTCGTCCACGAACGCCTGGAGCGCACGCCGTACCCAATCCTGCAACAGCGGGTCAAGGCCAGGATGGATCGCTATCCAGGCCGCCTGCTGATTGAAAGCAATGGCATCGGCGATCCCTTTATTGAGACGATGGACGTCCCCGCCGATTCGTTCGTGACGACCGCCAAGAGCAAAGTGCAGGCGATCCAATCCTTTCAACTGTTGCTCGAACAGGGCCGCTACAAAGCGATCTGGACGCCCCAAGAGCGGCGCGAATTGATCGGCTATCAGTGGCAAGATGCCAACCTTGTGCAAGATTGTGTGATGAGTTTAGCGATCGGCGCGCAGGCGCTGGATCGGCCAGAACCGAGGCTCCGATGGCTGTAAGTCTGTCTACCCGCGCTCGGCAGTGGCTGGGCACCCTGCGCAAGTCGCTGCCGTTCCCCGTTACCGGGCGCGGCGTGTGGTCGTCCTGGTCGTCACCGGCCTGGAATGACTTCACGTTTGACCGATTGGCCCACGAAGGCTACCGCCTGAATGCGGCGGTGAACATCTGCATTCAGAAGTTGGCAACCAGTTATCAGCAGGCGTCGATCCTGGTGAGCGATCGTGGGCAGTTGGTGGAGGATAGCCCGATCGGGATGCTGCTGAACGCGCCCAATCCGCTGATGAGCTGGCACGAGTTGGCCATCATCATTCAGGTCTACAAGAGCATCGGCGGCGCCTGTCGGTTGCACAAGGTACGCGGGGATAATGGCGAGGTGTTGGAGTTGTGGCCCTACCACATCGGCCAGATCGGCGCCATCCCCGGCACAACCCAATGGATCGATCATTACGTGTTCACCAGTACCGGACAGAAGATCGATCAAGCTGACATCATCGATCTGCACTGGCCGAGCGTTGACCCGCGCAACGTGTGGGAGGCGCTGCCGCCGCTGATGGCGGTTGCCCGTGAGGTCGATACCGATAGCGAGGCCACGCGCTATCTGTACGCCC